CTATTATCTGGATCGTCTTGTGTTACTGATGCTGTGTATCCCACAATCTCACCACAGTAACTAAACACTGGTTGTCTTTCGCTAATTTCTGGACTTGGATCTTGTAAACTATCCAACAGTGCCAGTAAACCAGGCTCAAGTATTAATTCAAATATATTTTTGTATACTTTACCATTTTTATCAACTACCGGATATCCAGCCAATCTGTCATATTGTGCTTTTAATTGACTTGCTAATCGTGTGTTGCCTTGTATTCCTGCCGCACCTGCATTGTGCATTAGGCCCATTTCAGTGTTTGTAGTTGTGCTGACATCATTACTAAACATACTGCCGCCAAGTTCACCTTCAGTACCCACGACACTGTTTTCACGATCCATTAGTGACTTTAGGTCGTCTTTTACACTATTAATACTTGCTACTAAACCATTAAGTTGGTTTTGTGTTAGCTGCCCACTTTTAATATTGTCCCACTGACTGGTTATATCACCAAGTATACCGCCATTAAATAAATTTAAGTTGAATTCCTGTCCATTAAATCCAAGGCAACCTCCCACTTGATCTGGTACCATATTGCCAATGGCATTGATAATGTCTTTACCAGCACCTAGGAAACTGTCCATAGTTTGTTCAAGTATGTTTGGAATTGCTATTGGTTCAATCGGTGTAGCACAGAAATTAATCATATTTGCTATCTGTGTTACTTCAGCCAGTGCGCTGTTAACACGGCCCAGTGTTTCTTCAATACCAGTGTGTGTCATAAACTTGTCAAATTCACTGTCAAGTTCGTTTAGGGCATCCAAAAGTTCCGCCTGTATACCTGGTACACCTAAAATTGCTTTAAGGTTTACGCTCAGGCATACTTGTATGTTTGGCAATTTAATACCACGTCCGGCCAACAAATTACATATGATTTCACGTAATGAAAAATCATATTCACTTTTTACAACAACTTTTGCATTGTCGCCTATTTGACCTTGGATGTCAGTATTTGTGTGATGTCGAGTATCTAAGTACTCGTTAACACTTGCTAAACCATTTGGAAAATCTGTTGACGCCATTGTTACCCTCCAATAAACACATTGTTACTACCAGATGTAGCACTTGGGTTACAATGACTTCCTCCTGGAATAGGGCATAAACTGTCTGCACCTGCACTGTTGCCCACAATAACAGTAAGTATGCCGCCAATATATACATTAGGATTAGCGGCATTTAAATTGCCGCCTCCATGACTATTGGGGTTACCATCAACTGATGTTATTAAATTATTTGTATAAACACGTTCACATGCGGCGTTTGTTTGCGCTCCGCATGCTCTTGCGTCTGTATCTCTATGAACTGCTGGCATAACTTTTTCCTATCTAATGGTATTTATCAGAAGATAAGTTTAGATCCCTCAGCACTGGTATCAATACCTGTGGTTGCTTGCATATACGCATCTTTAAATGGCTTGTGTGCTTTAGCTTGTGCTACAACTAAGTTTTCGTTGAACAAAATCTCTGGTGTGTCAGTCATAACATCTGCTGTTGCAAAATATGGAGCCATTGCTGGTCCTTTTTCTGTCATCACCATTGCAAGTGGTTTACGCATACGGATTTGACCGTTGTTGTGTTCTTGCCACACACCAATGATCTCTTCTCCGCTGGTAAGTTTAAGGGCAATAACATCGCCCTTTTTATTAATATCAATAATCATAAAGTATATCCTGTTCCGTTAAATCCTGTGGCCTCAATATATGTTGTTAATTGATCATAACCACCTATTACCTTACCATCAATTATAATTTGAGGTACAGTCCTTGCATTTGGAGCAGCTTCTAAAAGTTGCTCACGTGTTGCATCTACACCAACTACCCACTCAGTGAAAGGTAATTTCATCTGAGTAAGTAATCTTTTTGCCTTGACACAGTAAGGACAATTTGGCTTACTGTATACGGTAATTTCGCTCATAAGCTCATCCCTTTAAAGGTATCTTCGCTAACGTCCTTGTTAACTCCACCAATTACATAACTACTAATTTCTGTTTCTTGTGGTGCTACTTGTACGTCTGCTCCACTGATCCATTTTTGTGTCCATGGTAGTGGACTTGCTTGTGGAGTTTTGTATGGGCTTGGCAATCCAACCGCTGTCATACGTTTGTTTGCAATCCATTCCACAAACTCACTCAGCAGTTGCTCGTTAAGACCAATCATGCTACCGTCTTTAAACAGATACTTTGCCCATGCTTTTTCTTGGTCAACAGCATCAACAAACATTTGTACCATTTCAGCTTCGCACTCTTTGGCAATTTTAATATAGTCTGGATCATCTTTTGGTAAGATTTTTAACAAATATTGTGTACTTGCCAAGTGCAAGTTTTCGTCACGACAGATTAGTTTAATAATCTTAGCATTGCCTTCCATCTTTTTAAGTTCAGCAAACGCCCAACTACATGCAAACGATACATAAAAGCGAACGCCCTCCAGAATGTTTACACTCATAATAGTTTTATACAATGCTTTCTTGAGTTCGTATTTGCTAACGACTCGTTCTTTTCCATTAACTGTGTGTTTGCCTACTCCTAGTAAATTATAGTAACCAGCTTGTTCAATCAGGTCATCATAATACTTTGAAATGTCATCAGCACAATCCACAATCTCTGGAATGTCCATAAGCTCATCAAAGATTTTAGTTGGGTCATTATAGATGTTACGAATAATGTGTGTATAACTGCGTGAGTGAATTGTTTCACTAAATGTCCATGTGATTACCCAGTTTTCCAATTCAGGAATACTTACAAGGCTACCAAATGCTTCAGCAGGCGCACGACCCTGTACACTATCCAATAGGATCTGACGCTTTAGGTTTGATGTAAAGATGTGACGTTCATGCTCATTTAAGTCTTTGAAGTCTTTTCCATCTTTATATACATCAACTTCTTCAGGACGCCAAAAGAATCCCAACTGCTTGTCAGTTAACTGATCAAACTTACGATACTTTAGCGTATCATAACGTTGTACTGCTACTCCGCCTTCTGGATCCAGAAAGGCTAATGCTTCCGTGTGGTTGCCTTCTTTTTTGCTGTTAAAAACACTCATTGTTCACTCTTCCCTATATTACACATGCGTCACAGTCGTCATCATCCATTTGACCCGGCGCTAGTTCATTGTCTTCTGCGTTGATGTCAAGCTCGCCTTGGCCATCGAATGTATTAAAGTAGTATAATTGCTTGCCGCCATATTTGTAGAACATAATAAGGTGCTGTAGCATAACACTCATTGGGATCTTTTCATCTTCAAAGAATGTTGGGTTGTAAGTAGTGTTAACGCTGATACCTTGATCGATATACTTTTGTAACACTGCCATAATTTTTAAGTAACCTTCTGGAGACTTTTGATCCCACAGTAGGTCATATTTGCTTTTTAGTTTGTGGATACCCGGCACAACTTGTTTTAATACGCCATGCTTGGATTGTTTAACACTTACAAAACTACGTGGCGGTTCAATGCCGTTTGTACTGTTTGAAATTTGCGCTGATGTCTCTGCCGGCATCAGTGCCATTAGTGTTGAATTACGGATACCCGTTTCTTTAAGTTGTTCACGCAATCCTGTCCAATCCATACGTTCAACGTGTGGAACCAATTCGTCAACATCTTTTTTGTATGTTTGGTTAGGAGTAATACCTTTGCCATACAATGTTTCTGGTGTGCCTGGGCATGCTCCACGTTCTGCCGCTAAATCTGCACTTGCTTTAATTAGGTAGTAACTCCATGCTTCTGCCCACTCATCCACAAGTTCTAGGTTAGGATTCTGATACGTTGTATCATTTTTAGCAAGCCAATATGCAAAGTTAATAATCCCAATGCCAATTGGTCGGCGCTTCATTGTGCTTAGTTCTGCGGCTAATACTGGATACTTTTGATAATCTAATAGTGCATCAAGTCCACGTACTGCCAGTTCACACGCACTCTTAAAGTCGTCAACGCCACGCATTACACCCCAATTTACAGCACTCAGTGTACAAAGACTAATTTCACCTTCTTCATCAAATTGATGGTTAAGTGGCTTAGTGGGTAGATCAATTTCACTACACAAATTACTCTGGTGTATTGGTGCAACCATTTTATCAAATGCACCATGATCATTTGCATGGTCAACATTCATTAAGTATACACGACCAGTGTTCTTGCGCTCTTCAATAAACTGACTAAACAAGTCAATTGCTTTTATACTCTTTTTACGTAATCGTGTATTGCGCTCTGCTGTTTCGTATAAACGTTTAAATTCGTCTTGATCTTGGAAAAATGCTTCGTATAAACCAGGAACATCGCTTGGGCTGAACAATGTAATGTCTCCGCCAGTAAGCAAACGCTCATACATAAGTTTATTAAATTGTACACCATAGTCTAAATGACGTACACGATTGTCTTCAGTGCCTTTGTTGTTTTTAAGCACCAACATATCTTCTACTTCCAAGTGCCAGATTGGATAATATAATGTTGCCGCTCCACCACGAACACCACCTTGGCTACATGATTTTACAGCCGCTTGGAACATTTTGTAGAAAGGTATAACGCCCGTGTGTGTTGCGTCTCCTTTGCGTATAGGGCTACCGATAGCTCTAATGCTACCTGCACCAATACCAATGCCTGCTTTTTGACTTACATACTTTACAACTGCACTTGACGTTGCATTAATACTATCTAAACTGTCGCCAGTTTCAATAAGCACACAACTACTAAATTGCCTTTGTGGTGTACGTACACCCGCCATTACTGGTGTGGGCAAACTAATCTCAAATGTACTCACAGCATCATAATAATCTTTAACCCAACGCATACGTGTTTCGTGCGGATAGTCGCTAAACAATGTAGCGGCAATCAACATGTATGCCATTTGTGGTGTTTCAAATATCTCACCACTGGCACGATTTTGTACCAAATACTTTCCACGAAACTGTTCCATGCCAACATACGCAATGCTGTTGTCACGTTCGTGCTTAATATAGTTGTTTAATTGATCCCACTCAGCTTCAGTATAGCTTGATCCTAATTCTGGATCATAAAAGCCACGCTCAGTGTTTACTTGAATCAAGCGACTGATGTGCCAAGGTTCATAATTATTGTATACCATTTT